CCAAAGAGCGACGCAATGTTGGCCACTGCTCCGGCTCCCATTTCTGTGGCTCTCGCTAGAGTGCCAATCACGGGAGCACCAGAAAGTTTACCAGCAACGGCTGCCACAGCAGAAGCAGGTCCTGAGATAGGACCTGTCTTTTCATACTCATCTGACTGAAGCGCGAGTCCACTGGTCAAGCCAGCGAGTTCAACATCTTCTGCCCACGCATAACATGTTATGTTAACATTCGTGGAAGTAGAACCATTGGCACTACGCAAAAGGGAGTAGAGCACATAGGTAATCGTACCCATTGACTCAAACTCAGTTAGCGACCCAACCTCAAGCCACGAGCGTGGCCATAGGAAGGGGAGCTCCATTTCAAAAGACGACATATCAGCTGGGTAGATAAAATCCCCCGGTAACTGTGAAAGTTTCATCTGTGCACCACTAGATTCATAAGCGTTCAGGAGATCGTTACGAATTGGTAAATAGCACACACGCAGAGCACCAAAATAAAATGGTGATGCATTGACAACAAATTTCAATTTCAACTTACATCGCAACCTCGCGAAGTTCGAGATCTTTGACTTGATCATGGGATTGTTGAAATATTCCGACCAGGGTCGGAACGTCAATTGAACTGGAGTGGTGTTACCCTCCACCCAAGAAAATGAGCGGATGGCAACTGGACGGGACAAGAAGTCCCCTAATTTTGCCCCCGTATCACAATCTGGTTTGAAAGTGAGCTTGGGGGCGACATGCGTTGCTGAAAGACCAGCATCAGAAAACATGACATTCTGATAGTTGGTCTTTGATACTGAACCATCATCTAGTTCAGCCGACTGAGGCACAAGGCCTACTGTAGTGAAATCTTTACTGAGAACTTCAAAACTCAAACTTGATACAGAAGGTGCGTAACTTCGTACAGACTTACACCCATAAGCCTGCATATATCTGACAGTAATTGACCACCAGCCAAAAATCTTCCCTAAAAAGGGATTTCATGGGACGCATAGGCAAGTGTAACACCAGGATCCACGCTCTACCCCATCATTACACTGACAGAAAAGAGATGGGGAGCAGTAAATATCACTGGTGTGAGACCTTTTGGTTTAGGGACCTGGTCTCATAGGCCCACTTGAGCACACTTAAAAATAGTGCAGTTATATCCCTGTTGGGACATTCCACACCATCTCACCCAGTATGTGCTTACTGGATGAAGGTTCATCATGGAGATAATCCTCAGAAGCCAATACGAATCGGCCCACAAGGGTCTCCCAAGTAGGAAAAGTGGATTTCTCCACATAAACTACCAAACCACACCTACTCACTAGATCAATGAGATAAGTGCGTTCCTTCTCAAAACGTTCCCTACCATAGAAAAACCACTCGCACACAGCGGAAGCCACGATTTCAATACACTGCTTTTGCATACTGACCTCACTACTAGGCACACATATCATAAGACTTTTCCAGATGGAGTCCTCTTCAAGTACAGCCATGTAGGCATCAAGTTCTGCTTCAAACCTGAAATACCTCTTCAAGAAAGATACCTCGGTGATAGGCAAAAAAGGTACCGAGAGAGCACCTTTATCAGCCATGGTATAAACAATACCAACATCAGCAAGAACTTGGGAAATAGCAGTATGGTTGAACCAATCTACAGCACTCCCCGCGAGATTGTCATCGCCATAAGTGATTAAGGCAACATTCTCACGAAAAGTATCCACTTCTCCCTTCGGATTGAGCTCAATATAACAATAACGCATATACAATGAATTGACAATGCAGTTGATTATTACAGTGAGGGGATGTCCAGAAGGATTCATACCAAAGAAACGCATGAGATCACCATTGAAATTCACAAAGGCAAACGCGACATCTTCAGCGATCACCTGAACTGCACGGTGTTGTTCTTCCGGAACGTTCGCTCGCCGGAGGACTATCTGAATGAATCGGAAAGCCTCCATGATAACCAGAGAACCCATAACCTTATCAAAGGCTTTGAAATCTCCAGCTATCATTCTATCAGTACCAAACCTGGTTACGTACTGGTAGATGCGAGTCCACTCAATTGAGGTGGCATTCGTGCCAGGGGCACATTCGAACAGGTACTTATTCATCTGCATGAGACGAATGAACGGCAGTAACGCCATACGAACACATATACTCCAGGCGAATGGTCCACCCATAAAAATGCGACACTTCCCCTTTTGGATTTTGTCCAGGGGCAGAGCCTCATCCTTCAAGTGTTGCATAAAGATGGGTGCAGAACTCACACCTTCAACCATCTTATTCCAAACTTCCTCAACTTCTTGCTTAATTTCATCACTCAACACAACAGGGTGCTGATGAATCTCATCAGCAGGAACCCGGGAGATCAGAAAACGTTTGGACTTGTTGTGTGGATAACCCGCACTGGTGTTAAAATTCATTGAGTCTATGAATCTAACGCCGGGATACCCATTAAGAGCACATTTAAGAGTGAGAGGTTTCAACTCTGATAAATCCTCAGGAGTAAGTCCATCGCAGACTTCATTAGCAAAAGAATAAGTACAGTGACGTAAAACATCTTCCTTAAACAATCGCTTCGACTGAACAATATCGAGAAGGCCCAAACGCAAAGGCCAGAAGCCCTTCATTGGTGCAGGACCATATTTAACCTCTCTACCATCCTTCACCAATTCTTCCGTGAAAAGGGTGTTAGTAGCAGTGCTTTTCGGTTGTCTCTTAAAACCAGTAAAACTCCCAAAGACCTGGAGCGTACCATCTTGCACGAAGCGAGCAGTACACTTAGGACTTATTTGAGATGAAAACCCTTGGCCCTCCAAAAAGGGAACTGAATTTTCCACCGTTGGTGTATCAAACCATTTCAGAGCTGCCTCATAATGGTGCTGGTACACTGGCACAGCAACACCCTGGTGACGTTCTCCTCCAAGAACATGTAGTCCCCCCAGGAGTGTTGCTCCAGGCATCTGAACCAAAACAACTGCACCACATTCACCCTTAACCGTATCACGGTCAAAATATGAATTGCAGATGTCTAAAGTGATGTTGAACTGCGAAATCTCCTGGGCTTGCATTAGTGTGGATCGTACAGAATTGGAATACTGTATTGAACCATCAGACTGACGCACGACCATTCGTCCTGGGGCATCAAAACGCACACCACGTTGTGGCAATATCCCTGAAATATCACGCCTACCAGGCATGTGATTTATCTCAAAGAAAGCCAACTCACTCTCCGGACATCGATAAATCATAGCTTGTGACATTTTAAATCGGAT